AAATTCAATTTTAGAATCAGAATTTAATAATTCAAATATCTGCCGACTATCATCCCGAGTTACACCATCTCTAGTTTTTGGTCCACATAACATAATTACACGTTTTACTTGTGGATTATTAGCATATCTCTGAGCTAATTGCATATGAGCGCCGGTAATTGGTTTAAAGCCGCCCGGGAAAAGTACTGTTACATTATTCATTAATTATCCATTTATTAATAAATATTGTATACGCTAAATACAGCGTAGTTAAGGCACAGGCGGTAAAGGCACAGGTTCTGCAGGGGGCGCCGTAGCTGATCCAACTATTCTAGATGTTCGAAACACAAAGTTTTTTAGTTTAATAGTTCCAGTAGCACCAGTAGTATTAGATACTGATAATGTAGTATGTACCAAAACATAATATCCTTGTCGATCGGTGAAGGCAGTAGTAGCAATATTACTATTATTAGCTCCAGATTTTAATGTTGTTGGGGGTGCAAAATCAATTGATGCGGGACCACCTAATGCAGATTGCGAATCAAATAATCCATATTTTGATGGCGTTCCTGAATATGAACCTGTAATCGAATTTGCTATAAATGAGTGTAGATAAAATATTTTATTTCCTGCAGTAGCATCAGTACGATCAATTTCATATGTATATGATAACTGCATTCTTGTTTCACCCGGTAATATAAACATATGGAAACTAGGTCCAGCAACTGCAGAACCGGTTGTTGTTGTTGGCGTACCATTATCTGGTAATGTCGCTATACTAACAGAATATTCAGTATCATCAAAATAAACTACTCGACCAACATTTACACCATCGATAAATTCTGAATTACTATCAAATAAAATATCACTTCCATTAACAGCAATAAATGATGATGCGGTAACATCGCCATCGGCTGTTAAGTGAAACCCACTTGACGAAATTTCTAAGTTTCCACCAGATCCTGATATAAATTGTGTTGCAGAATCACCTAGAAAAAATGTTTTTGTATGTACATCTAATTCAGAATCAGCAGTAGAATATCGAAAATAATTATCGGTATCTGCATATAATTCTAATCCAACGCCACCATATGGAACGCCGCCTTTAGTATTTTGGCCGGATAATGCAGATCCAGACCATAATAAAAATCCAGGATTTCCAGTTTCAAATCCATCATATCCTAATGACCGTACGAACCCAGTGTTTTTATATCCACTAATCGCAACTCCACTATTTAATGAATCTGCTACATACAATGACCCAGTTAACATTGAATAATCGCCATCAATGTATCGATTTCCGCCTTGCCATGTATTATCATAATTATAACTAATTAATTTGCTACGAACGCCAGCAACATTATAATACTCAATTTTAAAAGCTAATTGATTTGCAGATTTATGTTTTGTAGGTATTTCCGTCCTAATTCTAGTATAATTAGGAGTATATCCAGGATCATTGTCTGTAGTTGTTCGTATGTCTGATAATTGCCATTGTCCGGCATTGATTACGAATATTAATACCCCATTACCTGATTTATCTGCTTTAAAATTTATTTCATAATCATCAATTCGTGAACTATTTGCGTTAACAGTAAGTTCGCCAATTCGTTTACCTAAATTAACTGGCAATTCTTGATTATAATAATCTGTTACATTATAATTAAAAGCAGATCCGGAAGCATATACATATATTTCAGGATTGTTATTCGAACTCGTATTAGATTTTTGTGCATAAGCATCAAATATAATTTTATATTGTGAATCTTGTATAAACTCTCCAGTAAATGAATCGTTTATTTGAAAAACATGAACTGAATTTTTATTTGTAATGTCAATTGAACTAGATATCAACACTGCATTACTTATAGATTCTGTTGTGTATGTTAATGTTGGTGCAGTTACTTCAGTTTTACCTAAATATGTATGACCTTCCCAATATGTATCAATAATACTTTGTGATGTAAATAATCCAATACTAGTATATGGATCAACTGAACTTGTGCTAGGAATGAATATTTCTGTTTCTGATAATTCGATATCATTTGTTAATTCCCAAGTTCCAACGGTTCCCTTTCCAGATGCATATACTTTAATTCTGGAAACATCCCCGGTTGCTGGTTCTAGTCCTTTTATTTCAAGTAATGCAAATGATTCTGAATTTTGTGTAGGAACATATGTCGGTGTTTCTTCGTAATCAATTGTATATGATGATGGAGAAAATGCAGTATAAGTATGTTGAGATAAACTCTGACTACTATATCCAATATAAGGTGTATTTAATATTGCAGTCTGATCTGATAATATTTTTTTTATTGTAGTTGTATAAGTTGTATTGCTTATATTATATAATGGTGTGGGAGATAAATTTTGTGGAGATGTAACAGTCAATGTTCCCCCAACCATATCTGATATAAATTTACCTCCGTTTAATATAGCAATCGGTGTTTTATTTTGATATTGATATTCAATAGTACCAGTTGAATATTGTGGAAATTGACTTATTGAATAACTACGATCCAATTGAACTCCTACTTGTTCGCGTATAACAATTGTAGGATTTTGTTCAAATATAATTTCTGAAACGTTTGGTTCGATTGGGTTTACTGGTATTGTTCTAGTCCAACGTAAATTAAATTTATTTTGCCATTCAATTGGTACATTAACTGCTTCTCCTACAATGATTATTGTAGCATCACCCGGAGAAGTATCTTCGTAAATATATATAGAAACTACTCTAGACTTATCTTCATCAATATAACTAATTATTTCTGCGTATATAGGATCGCCGTTATAATCTAATACTTCAACTTTAACTGCAGATCCGACTTTTAACGCATTTGTATTTCCACGAAGTTTAATTAGATTTTTACCAGCTGTTAATCGCGTAGGAAATTCGGATATATCAAAATAATCCGGAGATAATGCAGAATTGTCTTGTATGTATACAGGAACTTCTTCTAAATTTTGCCTAACCGCGGTTTTTCTTTTCATATGTATAATATCTATTTATTATAAATATCATACATGAATAATCTGGCTGAATTTATCAATCTTATTAACTTCTAACAAGTTATCTACCATATCACGCATTGAATCAACATGTGAAATAATAATAGAAAAATCAAACTTAGTTCTAAGATATTCAAACAGATTAACTACCGATGAAATATGTTCTGAGTCTAATGATCCCCAGCCTTCATCAATTGCGATAAAATTAGGACGCGGCAATGCTGATACATTGATTAAGCCAATTCGTATTGCCAATGATGAAATAAATCTTTCCATTCCAGATGTTAATTCTAACGGCCACATATTATCTTCATCATACACAATATATCCGTTAATATTTTTTCCATCTGTTTGTAAAATAATATTAAAATCTACAATCTGATCCAAAACATTATTAATTTCAGATTCAATTTTAGGTAAAGCTTTTGCTACTAAATCATATGGAACGCCGTTTCTTTTTACTGATTGTAAATAATATTCATATGCACGATATTCTGTTTCTATACGTTTATATGTTTCTAACTGCAAAATAGCGTTAGATTTCTTAGTTTTAGCAACTTCAATTTCACCATGTTTCTTTTTTATGTTTTTTAATAAAACTTTTAATTCAAGGTCAATTTTAGTAATTTGCTCTTTAATAGTTTGTATCTCAGATTCGATTATGATATTTTTTTCAATTGCAGATTTATTTTTAAAAAAATGTTCTTGTCGTTCCTGGTTGGTTTCTAGTTCCGATTCTTTAGTTTGTAAATCACTCTCTATGACTCGTAACTCTAATTCTACTCGTTCTAATTTAGGAACATCAAATGTGTTAATTTTAACATGTAAGTCATTGTATTCAGTTAATTGTGTTTCATATTGTAGATGTGATTTTATTTTATTTTGCAATTCTATTTGTTCATGTTTTAATTGTTTTAATACTTTATAATCTTCGTTAATTGTATTCTTGGCTTTTGTCGCATTTTGAACGAATACGTTAGATGTACAGTATTGGCAATCCGGGTCATATTCGTGATCGGATAAATGATTAATTTGTTTCTGCTTGCCATCAATTATTCCTTGTGTTGTTTGTATTTCGGCGTTTAATTTAAGTTCTTGTTGTTTTAAGTTTTGTAGCGTATCAAATTTTTCTTGAATTGTTTTTATATCATATAATTTCAATTTCTTTTTATTTTCTGATATAGTTTTTGAAAATGTTTCAATAAATAGTTCTTTTTCTGATGCATCAGTTTGAAGTTGTTCGATATCTTCTATTAATTGCGTTTCTTCTTGTGTTAAAGATTTTATATCTGGTCCACTATACGTTGTTGCTTGTTTCGATTCAATTAATTCTAATATTTTATCTTGAAGTTTAGATCTAGATGCATTTTGAATCGATTCTGAGGCTTCACATTCAATAATGTAATCTTTATTTGCATTGATAATCGATTCAGCCGAAGTTATAATTTCCGCGAAATCTGTCTTTTTATATTCTTTTAATTTACCAGAAGTTTCTTTGATATCTTCCGCAGCTAACTGGTAAAGTTGTTCGAATACAGTAATATCTAAAAACTGCGACAGTAAATCTTTTCGTTCTCGTTGCGATTTATTAATAAAGTTATTGCTGTCATTTTGTAATGAAAATGCTGTTAATATAAAATCATCATATGTACCTAGATATTTTCTAATATTCTTGTTAGTTTCACTTCGTTCTTCTCCATTTAGATTTTCTGAATCAGAATAAAAATTAACATTAACCTTAACATGGCCAGATTTTTGTGTTATTCCTTTTCTTTCAATAGTATATACCGTATTATTGATTTGAAATTTAAATATTCCTTTAAAAGTTGAACATTTATTGTTTAACACTTCTTTTGCTTTTCCAGTTTTACTACATTTGTCAAAGATAGTATATGTTATCGCATCTAATAATGATGACTTACCAGACGTATTTGGAGCAAATAATCCAGTTACATCTGTTATTTTACTGAAATCAATCTCATTGCCAGATCCATATGAAAACATATTTTCGAACTCAAATGATATTGGTGTCCACATAACGTGTCGAACTTGATCGAGTATAGGCAATTTAGAATTTATTGTGCGATTGATATGTCGAATTGCATCTAACTCTTCTGCAGTAGCTTGTGGATAATTATTTTCTACAAAATCAGTAATTAAG